GCAGGATTCTTACCGCTTTTTAATCAGGATTGCGAACATGTTTCGCAATTACCTAAAAGGCACCCGAAGGTGCCTATAATTTATTCAACTCACTTTAATCAATCCAGTTTAATCAACTCGCTTTTTAGTTTCTTCAACTGTTTCTTTATTTGTCTCTTCCGGAAGTTCTGCTGTCATATTTTCCAGAAACTCTTCCAGCCAGCTCCTTAATTTTGCTGGCACTGGAAGTCCACACAAAAGCATATTTTTCAGAATTGAAATGCATTCATAGATAACAAATAACAAGCAGAACAATTCACACAGGCCGACTTTTGTGAGTCCGACGGCCTGCAAATATGTATCTGGAATCATTGCTGCCAGATTGACATGTACCAGCAGATCTGCACCCATCAAGGCGGCAGCACTCACCAGCATGGCTACTTTCCGGATAGCACCATCAATACCGGCAGAGCTATTAAACTTTCGGAACTTAATAGCTCTAAGAACTCCCAGAATGGTATCTAATACCACCGCAATCATCAGCGCTTCAAAAATAACATTACTCGCCATTGCCTCAGCAAAAATCTGTAAAAATTCAATTCTCATATTCTCTTATCCTCTCTTTCTTTACTCTGTGATTTCTTTCCAGCCATAAACGCCCGGTTCCCACACGTTGCTATCAATCGTACTCTGCCATGTCTTGCCGTTATGTGTTACCTTATCACCCTTGCCGTAAGGATTGGTGCTCTCCGGCTGCTCCCATTCCGGAATAACATTTTTATCCGGAATTAAAACTTTAGCGAATAAAGACGGCACTGCATCCGGTGTCCAGCCCGCCTGAGACGTATGGTCTGTTAGGGTATTGTACAGGATATCGTTATACAGCACTCTTTCGTCTTTCTGATAAGCTGTACCTACTTTCCACTTCCGATACAATGCTGATGCTTTCAGTGCCTGCTCATCTGTCGCAGAGTTTCTGAGTGTCACAAGCGCATCAATAATGGCTTTTGCTTCTTCAAGTGTCATTACATCACCTCCTCTACCATGGCCAGAAAATCGTCACCGGAAATATCTGTGTCCGCCTCATCTACAATATCTTTTGCTCCCTCGAAGATGGGCAGTGTCTTCAGATAAGCATAAGCTTTCCTGTCTGTCATGGCACTGTCGTAATCCGTCTCATACGTGACAGCTTTTGTATACGGCTGAGCCATTGTATTATCCTTTTCGGCCTCTCTGGCTTTTTCATTGACATATGACAGTACAGCTATAGATGTCTGTCGATTCATGGTTGTCTGGTGGTACAGGATACGGTGATAGCAAGTCGCTACACCATCGTCCTGTACAATTTCTTTATAAAGTGCCATTTGAGTCTCCTTTATGAAAATGTGATTCTTATATTAGCATCAATACCAACAGGGCTGTTATTTGCGGCATTTGTTGCACTGTTCCAGAATGCGATGACCCATATAGCATTGTTATCACGAACAACTGCTGAATACCTATCTGGTTGAACCCAATCAGCTTTTATAATATATTTGCTATTTTGTCGCATCATAAGTCCGTTGATTGATGATATTGACACACTTGGATTCCCGACGACAGGCTTGCCCAGTGGTATAGCGAAATAAAATTCTTTTGTACCTGATGTAACATATCCCGCTGTACCCAATCGAACATCTATTGAATCACCTCGGCGGTAATAAGGGCGATATCCAACTTTAGATGCTCCTCCTGAAACTCTAAAGTAGACATCTTTTCCGCCGACATAAGTGTCTCCGCGCTGTTCATTATAATTAGTCCACCCGAAAGATAAATTGTTTTCCCCATCGCATGTATTAATAGCTTCTAGTTGCACACCATCATTTCGAGTAACAAACAATATGCCATTGTTCTGATTGAACCACATATTTCCACCAACACCAATATCCCTATTAGCATTCAGATTACCGTTCGCATAGAATGTACCATTGCATGCAGCATCTCCATAGAATGAAGCACCCCCAGAAAACCCAGAATTGCCATTTACCTGTAAATCCGAATTCATAGTGACTTTCTTTCGAAAGATGCTTTCCAATGCCACATCAAAAATATTGTCTATCTCAGGAATTTTTCCGATAGCGATAGCGAATCTCTTAACGATATACGATAGCAATCTGACGGCCGTACCGATTTCTTTGTAGAATGAAGCTGTTCCGAAGCTATCCGTAACGACTAATCCAATCTGATAAGTGCTGGCGGTGTTCAATATTGCTACTGCAGATATGAATGTTTCAGAATAGGTGTATTGTGTTCCAGAAGTCAGACCACCCCATTTGCCGTCATCGTAAACAGAATATTTCAGCAAATAATTTGCCTGGTTCTTGTTGTTCAGTGGTGAAACAGAATAACCAAACGTGACCTTCAGATATTGACCATTCGCATTAACACTGCCATTCGCATCTCCGCATCGGCTGCATTCGAAATGCGTGATCTGAGGCGGACTGTACGCCAGAACCGTAATACTAACTGTTTTGCTGGCCGTTCTGCCTCGACTGTCTGTAACCGTAACTGTCACGGCAACTGTGTCAGAATCCCGAACCACCTCGCCCATCGTATAAGTATTTTCAAGCCCACTGTAGGACTGTGAACCAATATCATAGACATAAGACCGGATTGAGCTGCCATAGGAACCAGATGCTGATGCCACGATCTTGAGTTTTGATTTCGTCTGAACATAGCCGAAGTTCGACAAACCGCTGGCAGCCTCTGAAACAGTTACGGCGGATACAGATGGCACTACTGAAGCCGGTATCGTGATATCCAGATTGACCGTCTGAGTGCCGCCAATTTGCGTACTGCCGTTATATGTGTTCAAACCAATCGTGATTGTACCTTTTGTTGCCGTCGGATAGCTGCTTGCAATAGTTAGAGGAACTGTCCAGCTGTAATTGCTCTTTACGTCGGTTGCAAATCGTACCCAATCACCTGTACCGATGTGATAGTAAATATTATGTGTCCAACCAGATACTGCCGGTGAAATATTAATTGTGACTGCACTTCCTAAAGCAACGGTTGAATCAGATAATGTTGGCTTAGTAGCTCTTGGAATAGATTCGAGCTGAATACTACAGGAAATATTGCCGCCAGATAAATAAGATGAACCGCTGATCGTAAATGAACCGGAACAGTCTAATTTCTTCGAACCGTCACTTCCATGGCTGATAGCCCCCGTCCAGGAAGCGAGCTGTACAGTCGCTTTGTTGCGAAAGTCCATAGCCATCGTTTTATTGACCACTTGTTTATTATTGACGGTCATTTTGACGGTGTTACCGGATGCGTCCAGATTGTAAGCTCCATAGCTTGAGCTGTCTGATTGTGCATACATCTTAACGGTTACGTTCGACTGGTTTGTTGATGCATTACGTTTGTTCTGCGTTATAGTCATGTACAAATGATAGTGGCCGTTATAGCCGCATGGCACATGACTACTTGCTGTTGAAGCCATGATGTTGCACCTCCTTATAAGCCGATCAGTGACACAATGGTATCACCGTTGCTATTTGTTTCAACCGTCCACGCACTGTCTGCAATACGAAGCTGATTAATGATCTCACAGGTTGTATTGTACATTCGCTGATCAGATATATAAGCAACCTCATATCCATTTTGAAGGAATTGTATCCTGTCGTTCCGAATACGAAGAATCAGCGGACTAGATGAATTACCCAAAAGAATATTGCCATCCTCGAAGCGGATATACTTGCGGATTTCGTCGAATGCTGCATCACTTCCGTCTGAATAGTCGTTCAGCTGCTTAACGAGCTGATTAAATGTTACCTGCCATGAAGTTTTCGTCTGCTCAACTTCTGTATTAACAGAAGAAAGCAAGGTGTCTACATCATCTTTCAGATAGACTTTCTCATAGACGGATGATTTGATGGCTTCTCCGGTCTGTTCAATATTACTGTTGACTTCCTGGCGAAGTTCGGTGAGTTTACCAGTTGTTTCGTCTGAGGTCAAATAGTCTTCTGGTGCCGGTGTCCAATCGGTTGCAACATTGCCTCTCTCAAGTTTGACATTCTTTAACCTTGCAGTAAAACTGGCTGTAACATTAGCATTAGAATTGTAAAACTGTATAATAGCGACCGTTCTAACATTTGGAGATGCCTGTTTAGGAATAGTAAATGTTTTTTTTACATGAAACCACTTATTAAGTTCACATCCATTTTGACCAACTACCGGCAAACCATGTTGGGTAACTCCTGTCCAGGCGCCTGTAGCTGTTTCTCCTGATAAAGCGTTTGTATATCTTTGTCCCATCCAAAACTCATTACGGTATGTACCCGAAGGAAAATTCCACGCCGTATACATAATGTCGTATGACCATGTAACTTGCTCTCCGACCGTATAATCTCTGCATCCAAGCAGGAAACCGCCTCCTATATCGATGTTCACATATTCTTTTTTGGATGTTAAGGTAAATTCACTATATTCATCTGTTACGGTTGTAAAATTTTTAAAGAACCCTGCTTTTTTATCACCTTTGCCATTGAGAATTAAATTTCTCCCACCAATTTGCAGGTCATCGAACTTTTTTGTTACATTCTGATTAATGCTGTCCGCAGCAACTTTAATCTGAGCATCGGCATAGGTTTTGGCACTCTTTAGAGTAGCATCTGCCGCTTCAGTTACTTCTTTCTTAGTCGCCCTCAGTTCAATTGCCTCAGAATTCTGCTTAATGGATGTTTCCGCATTCACTACCCGCTTAGTCAGAGCATTAACATCGTCCTGCGCTTTATCAGCAGCTTTCTGGGCATCATCGGCTGCCTTCTTGGCATTGTCTGCGGCTGTCTTGGCTGTATCCGCTGCTTTCTGAGCATTTGATGCATTGGCCTTTGCTGTGTCTGCTGTGGACTGTGCAGTGGCTGCGTCCGTTTTGGCTTTGTCCGCGGCTGCTTGAGCAGTAGCTACAGCTGTTTTTGCTGCTTCAACTTCTTCAGCAGTGGAATCCACTCTTCCAGACACTTCCTCAAGATTCTTCTTGGCAGTTACCAGATCTGCGGCTGCTTGGTCAGATTTCTTCTTGGCATCGTCAGCAGCTGCCTGTGCGGCTGTTGCATTCGCTTTTGCAGCATTAGCAACGTCCTGTGCATCACTCGCTGTCTGGGCAGCATTATTAGCGGCTGTCTTGGCATCACTGGCAGTCTTTACTGCATCTGCGGCTTTCTTCTGTGCATCTGAAGCATTCACTTTTGCTTCATTGGCAATGGTCTGTGCCGCTTCAGCTTTTGCACTTGCCTGATTTGCTGCGGTCTGGGCAAGAGATGCATTTGTTTTTGCGGCATCCGCAACATCCTGTGCACTACTGGCTTTTGTAGCGGCTGCATTAGCATCACTCTGAGCCTTCTCGGCAGCGGCCTGTGCGGTGGTTACTGCTTTCTGTGCTTTAGCAATATCCCCTTCTGTGGCATCTACACGTCCCTTTACAGTGGCCAGATTCTTCTGTGCTTCCGCCAGGTCCGTTTTAGCTTTGTCCGCTACAGATTGTGCGTTTTCCGCTGCGGCTTTGGCAGTGTCAGCATTACTCTGTGCTGTCTGGGCTGCCTGTGAGGCTTCATCTGCTTTCGTCTGGGCGGCAGCTGCTTCAGAAGTTGCCTGATCTGCTTTTGTCTGTGCGGCTTCTGCCTTTGTCTGAGCTGTGGCAGCGAGATCAGCAGTATTGTTAGCGGTTTCGTCAATCTTACTTACCTTGTTGACCGTTGAAGAAATCTCAGCAGCATTCTTCGAAATCTGTGACTGCAATTTTGCTTCAGATTCTGTCAGTTCGGTCTTCTTTGCGTAATTCGCCTCCATTGTTTCAGTCACGGTGGTCAGGTTCAAACTGAGGTTGTCTATATCTTTCCGAGCCTGTTCGGTTTCCGCTTTCGCCGCACTAGCCGTTTTACTTGCCTCTGTCGCTGCGCTTTTCGCTTCAGATGCATTATCTTTAGCTGTTTCAGCTGATTCAATGGCACTGTCCGCCTTTGTCTGTGCATCACTGGCGGCTGTTTTTGCATCACCGGCGGCCGCCTCTGCATTTTCAGAAGATGCTCTTGCTGCAGCAGCATCAGTCTTTGCTATGTCCACTGCTTTCCAGGCATCATCGGCTGTTTTCTTTGCGGACGCAACTGTTTCCGTAATCTCAACGACATCCTTTTTTACATCGTCTACATTGGATACAGCATTGTCAGCTTTCGTCTGTGCTTCACTCGCGGATGCAAGAGCCTCATCGGCCGCAGACTTGGCGTTCTCCGCCTGCTGCTTAGCCTGATTAGAAACTTCTTTGGCTAAATTTGCTTTAATCTTTGCCTGCTCTGCAGCCTTCCGAGCTTTTTCAACCTGTATCTGTAACGGTCCCTTCAACTGCTCATCTGATGCCGATCTGCCAGGTGCAGTCACCGTCGTAGTTAAACCACCATCAAAATCATGCACGATATTCATGCAGGGAACTGTCTTAGTCTCGCCATCGATAGCAATAGAAATCATATCCGTTGCATCTAAACGTGGATCACCTAAAAAACTCAGTGTTCCGGGATGATACATGTATCCTATAAGCTTATTTTTCAAACTATCGAACAGTGTCTGCGTTATGTATGGATTTTCTACTGCTATTCCATTTCCGAGTCCGTCACTATCGGTATATACTGTGTCAGCATCGTCTCCGACCGAGACAGATATTTTTCCGACTTTATACACACCTTCCTCGAAACTATGTTCCATAGTGATCTGTTCCAGCACTTCGCGCGTAACTGTTGAAGGGAAAGAATTTATTCTAACGATGCCTGCACGGTCAACACAACAAAAGCCTCCTAAGAGGCCGGCTATGTCACCAAGTAAATCAAGACAAGTCGTATTTGATGGCATTTTATTGATTGTCCCGGAAACGTTAAGCGATGTCGCGATCACGATACCTGTCTGTGCCGAAATATCATTCAGGACATCGCCAATCTTTGCCGGATAACTTATCCGTGCTTTATAAGGTGACTGGCAAGCAGAAAATCTATCTGCTGCCTTTAAAGAAATTTTCCCCTGTGTCTTACTTATATTTTCCGAAGAAGCTGTAAAATAGCCAAGTGGTACGTATTCAATTGTATTGTCCTGTAGATAAAGGCCAATCTCAATGAATAATTCCTGACCAGCCAGAAACTGTCCTGTATCGGCAAGCACTATTTCTGCATAAGACGAAAAAACTGTTCCAAAAGAAAAAGCTGTGTCTCCACAGCTTCCCAGATTTATAGTCATTGTCAGAATCTCATCTTGAAATATTTTTTCACCCGTCGTAATTCGCGCTTTAAATCTCCGGCTTGTTTTTAATATTTCGCCGTTAAATACTTCTGATGTCTGATACATAACTCACCTCTTACAACTCTATCAGATTGACGCCGACGCCTGTATACCTTGAAAAACCATCTGCATATGAATACACAGGATAAGACGGATCATTGGCATACATTACCTTTTCAACCGTCCGCCCTTTTGAATCGGACGGATCCACATACTTAACTCTGATTGAAGTATTTTCCACAATAGAATCCAAAAGTGCGCTATTCTCCTGGCTCATTGTTTTCCATTCAATCTGCAGTTTATCTTTAATGGCCACAATATCGCCGATGAATGTACCTGTGCTACTTCGACCGGTGTTTTTTGACCATACTTTATTTTTTGTGATTGTCAGCTTAGACGGTGTGGGCATCGCCACACCGTCGAGCCATAATACTGTGTTTGCCATTTTGCCTCCCTACACCGGAAATGGTGCCGTATGATGCGAATTGGTATAGTTGACGGCTTCCTGCTGCATTGCTTTAAAGAACTTCTTAGCATCACCCTGAAGGATAACCTCAACCTTTGAGTCGCCATTGCTACCATTAAACTGCATAGCAGACATCATAGCGCTGTATACAGCGGGGCCAACTGCTGCAGCAATGGCCGTTGTGATCTGCTGACTATTCGCAACAGTCGACTTTCTACCAATTTTACCAATCATCTCAGGGCCGGCCTCATTTGCAATGAACATCTCCCCGTTCTGAGGGAAACCGCCTTTAGCATAAGTATAGAACCCTTTCGGATACTTAATCGTAAAGCCAGCAACTGTTTTTGAGCCCCAGTTGATGCCAATCCTCGGCAAACCGAGCCGTACCCATAAAGTACTTGCTATACCAAGCCAATTCTTAATCGTACCTGACCAAGTCTTGATCAATGAAATTTTCACTGCTAAATACGAACCTATCAGACCAGCAAGCGTCTGGCCTGCTTTCTTGACAAACGAAACAGTTGCTGTGAGACCAGTTCCGATTAAACCGGCAAGGCTTTGTCTCGCCTTCTTCACGAATGAAACAGTCGCTGATGTGGCTGTGCCTATCAGACCAGCAAGCGTCTGGCCTGCCTTCTTGACAAATGTTACAACTGCTGTAAGCGCATTTCCAATCAACCTCGCGAGCGTCTGGCCAATTTTCTTGACAAACGTTACAGTAACAGTCAATGTTGTACCAATCAAACCAGCAAGCGTCTGGCCTGCTTCTTTTACAAAGAATACTGTGGCTGTAATCACTGTATCAACAGTTTCCAATCCCTTCAAAAAGAGCTTCCATACTTCTTTAGCTACTTTCTTCCAATCGACTTTCTTTAACCCGGATAAGATTGCATCAACGAGACCTTCAGCTAATTTAATTACAGCAATAATTGCGTTACAAATGGCTGTACCGACTGCAGCCAAACAGCCCACCCAATCGATATTAGTTAAGAATGTTCCAATACCCTCACCTACAGCGTTCCAGTCAGTCTGCTCGAGTGCGGTATTAATCGTTGAAAAAATTCCTTTAAACCCATCAGACAATGTCTGTCCTGCTTTGGTCCAGTCAAGATTTTTTATAAAACCATCGATAGCATCTGCAATAGCCTGGCCAAATTCAGCCCAATCAAATGTTTCTACAAAGGTGTATGCAAATTCGATAACTGTATTAATCCCTTCGGCAAAAGTCTTACCGACCAGTTCCCAGTCTGTTGCGGCAATGAAGCCGTTTAAGAATGTTGCTATGCTTTTTGCAATTTTCCTAGATGTTTCTTTAATCTTCTCCCATGGGATATTCCCAAGCGCCTCATTTAATTTTCGGCCGAAGATTTCGCCGATTTCTGTAAAATCGGCCTTTTCCCAGGCTTCTTTGACCATTTTTGCGAAGTCTGCAATACCTGTGTCTATAGTCTCGGTAGTAAACATATTGCCGGCGCCTACTCCGGTACCGCCACCGCCACCTCCACCGGAACCACCACCTCCGGAAGAATCGTCATCATCCAGCTTATTGACTTCATCAAAACCAAGCAATGTACGCTTTAATTTTTCCGCCGCCGTGTTGGCCTTGTCTGCTGAAGAAGCCGTTTTACCAAGACTGGCCGCATAATCTGTGCTGACTCTCTTGGCAACCGTGTAACTACTCTTTCCAGTGATGGCCGCAAAAAACTGTGCCAGTGCATTGACTGCCGCAAGAACATAATCAATCAACTGACTGAGCATCGGTGTTACAGCTTCCAGAATTGGTGAAAAAGCTGTTGCTAATGCATTTTTAAGCTGATTAAGCTGTGATACCAGCAGTGACAGGCTCTGATTTGTTGCATTTGAATAACCGGCAAGGTTGTTCATTCCGTCTTTCACGCCGTTAAATACACCGGTGATTAAGAAACTTGCCACCATAAAGCGGGCTGTCATACCAAGCGTGCTTAATGCCCTGCTGAGAATACCGCCCTGCTGGCCAGTTCGTCTTGCAGCCCCCGTAAATCTGTTTAAGACGGGAATACCGGAAGCAAACTTTTGAATCATTGAAGCAGCTGCACCACCGGCTTTTACGATGCCGGCGCCTATGCCTTTCAACGCAAACGAAAGAAGTGATAATCCTTTTCTGCCAAGATAAGCACTTTCTGTCAATACGCGGCCGATAACCGGAATGCTCTGAATTGTTTCGGCTACTTGGGCTCTGATCTGTTTTAAAGCAGAAACCGCAACAGAAGCTGCTGTCTTCGCTGTAACTCCTGCGGATTCAATCATACTTCCGGAGCTCAAGCCTTTTACCACAGGGGTCACATTTGCACCGTTGGACTCCATCTGCATTTTCTCCTCGTTGTACATCTGAAGCTTCGACCTTGCCTCTTGAATCTGATTAGAGAGGCCTTTCCATGCATCTGTTTCCACCTGACTTGAACCATCACTGACCATTTCGTCAAGTTCGCCTTTGACATATTTTGCCTCGTTTCTGACTTCTTCGAGCTGTTCCACAAGCTTTTGGTATACGCCGTCGTTATTTGGAATGCCGATGTCATCATACATTTGTTTTTGCTGTGACAGCTCATCGATTCGCTTCAATGCGGATTCGTACTGATTCTGTGCCGCAAGGTAATCCTCAGAAGGTTTGAAGCGCTTAGTGTCAGGCATAGAGGCCTGTTTTTTATTCAGAATATCAATTTGTCTTTCCGTATCCTTGATAGCCTGCTGCAAATTCAGATAACTATCCGAATATTTTTTTATACCTGCCTCGACACTGGCATCATTACTCATTTTTCTGATTTCGGCATTCATGTTCCGGATAGAATCAATCACTTTTTTTGCCGGGCCATTAAGATTTTGCATACTCTTTGAGCCTTTCTGAGTAGATGCATCTACCTGTTTCATTGCGTCAGATGTTTCCTTCTTAATAGCATTCATTTTTTCTTTATACGGCCGAATCACTGCATCGATAACAACTTTCAATGTTTCAAGTTCTTTCAAGTATCCACCTCCTCCCCTTTATGTCTTTGTGCATTAAATTTCTTTACTCTCTGTCGCCAAGCTGCTTTATAATTTTCCAGCTCAGCCTCTTCTTTTTCTTTTTCAAAGTCTGCTTTTTCATCCGCAAACAATGTTGGATATACATCCCACGGCATTGTAAGATTTTCCTTTTCTGTCATCGGATGCTGCTCGGCTGTGATCCTGGCCAGCAAAAAGCAATCCATAATGGCATCTTTACGCCTGCGGCGCTGATTTCGCTGGCAACTCGCCATAATATCCAGATTTTCAGCAATAGAATTGCCCCAGAAGGCGGCAGGACTTATACCGCAATCCAGGGCATCTTCATACATATTTTCAATGATCTCCGTAAGTGTTACAGCATCTGCTGAGTCGCTGCTTCCAACTTGTCTTCCATCGCCTCTGCCTGCTCTGCTGTAAAAAAACCAGATACCGCCATGATCCCCATAATGACATTCGTATACAGCTTCATCTGGTCGCCACCCTCTTCAATATATCTGTCATACAGTTTCTGAACCTTTTCAAAGGTCAGGCTGTGCTGGTATTTCACAGTAGCGCTCTGGACAATTGTCAGCATAACGCCCAGTGCCGGAATACCATTCATTGAAATGACATTTAACAAATTCTGTCCGAATTTTTCTTCCAGACGGCAGACGGCGGCCGAGTCCAACTTTAATCTGTAACTTTCACCGCCGACTTCCCATACATAAAAAGGTCTTTTCTTTGGCTTTTCAAATTCAACAACCTTTTCCTCATTTTTTTCTTCCGTAATCTCTTCGTCTAATCCAAATACACTCATTTTTTCGCACTCCTAATTATGATGGATCTGTGTAAGTGAGGTCACTCTGTACAGCCACAGTCAGTTCAAATTCTACAACGCCATTCACACCGCCGCCGGTCATCTTCACAGATGGCTGCGCATCATATGCAATAGTTGTCCCGTCTTTTAAAGTTTCCTTGAAAGACAGAACATCTCCATTATCTGCTGCTTTTCTTAATACACGATATGGACTGTCGACCTTTGAATTATCGTATTTGAACTTGTACTTCATATCACCCAAGTCGCCAATGCCATTTTCGTACTGTTTGTTTTTATCCGTTAAACAGGTGTTTTCGACCTTTTCCGGTTCAACACCAATATCTGGAACCTCTTTCAATCCTGGAAGATCTGTGTATTCTCCTTCAGCATCCGTCTTCTTTTTATAGCCTAATTTCGCACCATTAACTAACATATTCTCTTTGCCTCCTATTCAAAAAATGTCATCTGTGTTTCGTTGTCAATAATTACCTCATAGCGCATGATCTTATGTTTTAAACCGCTCGGGTCATCCACATCCATGCACTGTGTCCTTTTAAGGCCTAATCCGGCCAAAGCTTCGTCGACGGCAAGTGCTGCCTTTGATGTGCTCTTGTTATCCCAGATATCAACGCGATACCGACAGAAAGACTTTTCCTCTTTGTCAGTAAATTCATAAACCTTGTTATCTTCTTCCATATACTGAACGGCCGGAAGGACTGCCCAATCTTTTGGATAAGAATCTGACACATTATTCAGCTTTTCTAATAACGCTGTATACACCTGATCTTTTACATTGATCATTACGCTTCTCCTGTCTTTTCTTTAACATATTTTTTATAGATATCGATAATTTCCTCTACATTGTCAGCCATAGCAGGATACAGAAAAGGTCTTGCCAGCTGACCTTTGGTGTAATATCCGATGACTTTACCTTCCTTATCCTTGGCAATGCCGAAACCGTATTCTCTTGCTTCCTCCTCGGACATAGCACTGGCCGGCATCATCCATCCTGTCTGACGGTAAGCAACTGGAATATTCGGAGATATTCCCTGATGATTAGCTTGTCCGTTCGGACCTGTACCAAACTCAACATAGCCCGCATAGCTCTTGTTTGTAAAGCAGGTGCTGCGTGCATCCAGTTCATTGCCCCTTACATCTATGTAGATGGAGCCTCTTAGCTCACTTGTCCTTACACGCACACTGCTCTTCGCTGCCTCTTGCACAAGTGCTATCGCTTTACTGGTTGGAATACGAATATCCACATCTTCAAGTCTTTCTAGTTTAGTTGTAAACCGTTCAAGCCCTTCTATTGACAATCCTCTCTGCCTCCATTCTCAAATGTCCCGCTGGTCGGACAGCAATAATCTGATATTCTTGTTGTTTACTGCCGTGCAAAGAAATCCCATCCTTTTCTCGGATAGCTAAGCCATTTTCAAGAACATACGTCATCGCTCCGTCTTCCGTCTGAATTTGATACCGGCCGTCTATCTCAAGATTGATAATATAATTCAACCGTTCACCATACATTTCTACCTGTGCCTTGCCGGAAGCAGGCCAGACAATTGCTTTTGCTGTACCAGCATCTGAAAAGGTTTCATAACGTCCACCCTCAGAATCTTTCTCGACAATTCTCTTTTTTATATGGATTTCTTTAAGCTCACTCCTTTTCAAACGCATGGCCACCCACCCTCGCAAGACGGTATCTGTTCAAAATACTGTAGATAGACTGCGGTGCATTGTCGAAAGAATAAGAAGAACCACCGTCATTACGGCTATTCTCCCCCTCGGTCCCCATCCGATTCAATGCCATTACAGCCAAGTCAAGTACCGGCTTTTTCAGAACGTCCGGCAGCTTTGTCCGGTTTGTATATGCCAGGGCATAGGATTCTGCCTCTTCAAGTAGAAGAGAGAGCAACTCTTCATCACTCTCTCCTGTCAGCTTTTTTAACTTTTCAAGCTCTGTCAAGTCAGACCACATCCTTTAACGCATCCAGAAGTTCAGTCTTTGTAAGACTTGAGTACCCGGATAATCCTTTTTCTTTTGCCAGTGCCCGCAGATGTGTCGTATCCATCTTAGATATATCAACTGCTTTTTCAGCTTCATACACTGCCATCAGGACCGGTTCCACTTCTTCATAGCCAGCAGCCTTTAACTTTGCGATAGCATCCACAGATTCTGCAATACGTTCAATGTTGTCTTTTTTTAATCTCATAGCAGCCTCCGATTATTCAGCATCCTTAACATTCATAAAAATACTGTCAAGCTTGTTATCAAGAATCCAGAGATCATGAAATCTTCTGTAATCCATGCTCCATGCATCGGCTTTCTGATAAGTATTGGGGTCAAAGATTCGCATCTTGTCCTGTTTAGAAATAGCCAGTGGTGTGGTTCTTGGCATAACTAAGAAGTTAATATCTTTTCCTGTTGTGCCTTTTACATAGCCGCCCACTTTCTGATCAGAGCTCTTACCATCATAGATTGTAACGGCTGTGTACATACGATTGGACGGTGTAGATACAATAGGCACGTCATCTACTGCCGGCACAATTGTATTAATACCACCTTTGGAGAAAGTTACAGATGTAATCTTGCCGGCAAGTTCTAATTCAAGCTCAAGAATGAAGTCTGGTGTTGCATGCACAACCAATGGACCATTATAGCCGTTGGTCCTTACCGCCTTGATACCCTCTTTGATTTTTCTGAGAGCAGATGCACTCGCTGCCCCTGGTGTATAGCCATATTCTATCATGCCAGCCTTTGCCGCTGTGATAGTCTCAGAAGCAATCTTAGAGATACGATACGCATCAATCTCTGGAACAACATACATTCTCTGAAATTCACCCATAACAGCCGCTGCTGTTGCCACAAAGTTAGTCTCATTCACATCCATAGAGTCTAACTGGAATTTACGGCCTCTGTCCTGAGTCATTCTTCTTGTTTCGTATTCCAGAGTTACAGCACCCTGCACATATCCTTCATCTCTGTTATAATCCGCAAGACCCTGTACGCTCATTTTCGGAATCTTAACTTCTGCACCGCCATTGTAGATTACCTGTCCAGCATTACCTTCCATCCAGCCCGTCACTGCATCCTGTACAGCTACCTTATCAAGGGTAGTCTGAAATAATGTTGCTGTTGCTAAAGTATTAATTGCCATATTTTAAGCTCCTCTCTTAAATGCGCCCCATCATAAGCGCTTCTACCTGTTTTGCCATGTCATCACCTGTATTTGGCGGAGTCTTTGGTGGTTCGCCACCTTTTAAGCGCTCCTGAACAGCTGCTTCAACAGCTGCCTGAAATGCTTTTTCGACCGCATCAATAGATTTGTTACAGGATTCTGCATTTGTATAATTCAACACTTCCGCCAAGCCTGCAGGCAGTTTCTTTTCAGCCAGTGTATTTTTTGCTTCGGCCATCAATTCTTTTCTGGCCACAGCCGATTCCCTGTCTGAAAGTTCCTTCTCTTTCTTCTGTTGCATGTACGCTGCTTTCTCTTCTTTGTTCATTTTCGCCAGCTTTTCGGCCTCTGAAAGCTTGTCATCTGTCAGCGCCTGCCACTTCTGCTGTGCATTACTCACCGCCGTATCAATTGCCTTCTGAACACGACGGTCAAATTCTGCCTGATTGCCTTCCTGTGCAAGAAAGCCATCAAAAGACAGCAGTTCACTGTTTGTACCCTCGCCACTTGCACCAGCTCCACTGACGTTTCCGCCTCCGGCTCCGTCACCGTCTCCTTCTGCAAATAACTGTAATGTCATTGGAAAATTATTTTTTTTCATGTTCTGTCCTTTCCGCCCCAGCCCATTCAGTTAAGCCCAGGCCATTGCTTTAAGCTTTTAGTTTAACGACATTTCGGTCACATCGTTACAATATCCGGATATACCCCGGCTGAATCTCATCTACCATGCAAACGCCAATAAAAAAAGAATCTATCAAAGCTCTTGCCTTTTCTGATAAATCCTTATATCTTACATCAACCCACCCAGGTTGCACATCGTATTCAATTTCATCCTCTGTTAAATCCACAAGCGATTGGAGCGTTGTTAGAGACAGAATCGTCACGGCTGCGCAGACAACGTCTTCACCTTTGGTAGCATAATTAGCATGGCCAGACACAGTCAGCCGGTCTTTTCTTGCCGTTACATCAATCAACAGTCATCACATCCTTTCGTTCCGGCTGTTCCCCGCCGGTGGGAGATGTGCGGATCACCGCCTTTCTATGGTTCAATCCGATTGATATCGTATTCAACAGCACATGTATGCTCAATCTTGCATCCTCTCGCATCTTCCCAGCCGGGAGCGAAATATGCTACATCTGCTCCTGCCAGTAATTCCAGGGACTTTCCAAGAAACCAGAGTGGCTTTGCATCCACCGGAGCTTCCTGGAAGAAAGAATCAATAACCTCTACTGGCTCTCCAATCTTCTCTTCTGCGCTCTTGATTGCTTTCTTACGTTCTGCAAGGATATCTTCATCAGACTTTCCTTTCATTGGCTGTGAAATAAACAATTTCTTCATAGATTTGTACCTCCTATTCTTCTGTATGACATGTATTGGTTATTTTACCGTATACATCCTCATAAAGCTCCTGCTTATCACCATTGTAGGTATACTCTGCGTAAATACCATCGCCACTTACTGTGGTGGATACCAGGCATTTATAGTTCTGAAGCGTTTTACAAGACCACACCACAAATACATTAGATAAATCAATCGGCGGTGTTGTCGGTGTATCGGCATAACCGTTTTTGTTATACCATTCCACCATCTTCTTTTTACACACGCTTTGAAAATGCGCCATTCCTGTAATAATCATATTTTTTTATCTCTCTTTCTTGAAAAATCACACGTAGTATAGTAAAATAATTATAAGTTAAGAGTTGTTTTGTTCCCCCTCTTGCCTCTGCTTTTGCAGGGTTGCCGGGAGCGAAGACAACTCTTATTTATTTCTCTTATAAACCTTTACTATTTCCATGTCTTTCACTAAAACAATATTATCCACAAACGCCGTATGTTTCGACAAATAAATGTCATCTATCTGGCGTATCAATTCGTTCAGCTCAAGTGGCGTTTTATCTGCGCAAATCACAAAGTTATTCGCTTGTCTCTTTTTTGATTTTACCATTCCATATAAAGTGTTTTTGCCATTGCCTTCTGGTGTTTTCAAATCAAATCTTGCACCATTGATCAGATAATCCGGTGTTTGTATGCCTTGCGGATAATTGATCTTTGGAACCATTTGAACTTGCTTTCCGGCTTTTCGAGCAATAACTTCTGCAATTTGCTTTTCATGTCCAGAATAGTTAAGTGTTATCTTATCATTATCCACGTGATACAATTCTCCATCCACTGTATACTCCAGCAGATCTGAAACGCTTCCAGCGTTTCTTTCTTTGCTTTTCCAATCTACTGTTACGTCTAATGGTTTTCCGAAAAAATGTGAATCCGGTACATTTTCTTGTACAGTTTGTGCTTTTTCCGGCTTAGCAGTTGCGTTTTCTCGCCCCTCAACATATTTTGCGTACCATTCAGCATAATTCATGCTTCTTGGCACCAGTATCTTCTCACCGGTTGCCGGATCTATTGCAGATCGTTTCATTTTCGATATGTAAGCCCTGTCTACAACTGATATCGTTGTCGAACGACACCACGGATGCATTGGCGGACAATTCACACCCACCTGATGTCCGCTGACTTTGAATATCTTTCCATCAAGACTTCTGCAGATTTCGGATGTTTTCAAGTCAAGTGTGGCAAGATACTGATATTCTTCAATACCAGCTTCTTCATACGCTTTAAAATTCAGCTCAGTTGTTACATAATTGCTCTCTGTTCTGATGAGGCGCCTTGCAACCGCAGAGCCCTTTGCAAAGACAGCATTTACACTTTCTGCCGCCTCACGTTCTGTCTTGCCGGTCATCAGTGACAAAAGAATCTCTTCTTGCACCTGCTCAGCCAGAGCCTGCGTGTTGTCCCATATCCGTTTTGAATAATGCTTTCCTGACCACGGACGAGACAAAACATGTTCGATCTGCTTCGGGTCAATGTGATTGAAAGAAAAACCAACTCCGCAGCGCTGTTGGATATCAAATATGGAACGGTAATAACTGTCCTGTGCAAGACTTTCGTACAGCTTCTGATTGGCTGTTTTTTCCTGCTTGTAGACATTCTGTATCATTTCATCAATCTGGCTTTGAAGTCTCGCAAAATGTTCTATCCTGGCACGATAGGCAGCCGATTCTAGCTCAGCTATCAGCCGTTCTTTTTCTTGCTTGTCACCAGCATCTATAGAGTTTTGAAGCAACCTTACAAGCTCCTCAAGATCGCTCTTATTCTTCATCCGTCTGATAAGCAGATAAGCTTGCGACACGCTCAGACCATGGCGGCGTCTGTATGTATCAAAGATATCTTCGAGCTGTCCTTCAATATATCTCGAAGCTTTTAGATATACCTTAGCAACCGTCTCGGCGGTTTCCTCAGCCTCGGCCATATCTTCATACATTTCCTGTGCAACTCTGTTTTTCCAATATTCATCACTGCTCGCCATCGCCTACATCCTTTTTATCCGGTGACTGGTCTGGCGGTATATTACTGCCGATACCGAAAGCCTCCTGCTGCCGCTTCAGGCTCTCTTCGTTTTCCTCATCAATCATCTTGATTTCTTCATCGACATCATCTACAAAAGGCACCTGAGCTAACAGTGTTCGACGGCTCACCTTTCCCCAAAGATTAGATACGTATTGACTAATCTCTAAAAGATTCTTCGGCAATGCTCTTGTGAACACCGGCGTAATACCGGCTGTATCAATGCGGATGCCCGACCGGGTATTAAGGAAGTTCGCGAATATTCTCAGGCGTTTCCTCAGACCTCGCTTATAATACCGCGTCTTAATCTTCGTGATATTTTCCATTCCCAGAAGTTTGAACTCCATAGCCACACCGCTGACGTTTCCGCCAAAACTCTCATCTGTCATACATGGAATATGAGAAAACTTATGGATATCCTGTTCAATAGCTTTCTTCAATATCTCAACACCTGCTTCATCGTATGTTCTTGTTAGATATTCCGCTTTCGAGCCATCACCCGGCATTTCAAGCAGCTTTTCCTTATGGAGCTTTCGCATAGCCGCCTGGCCGCCACTCATCGTCCTGCCGTTTTCATCTTTTTCTTCGATGTTGTCATCCGCCAGCAGAGTGCCATAGATGGCTAGAATAGCATCGATAAACTGTTCTTTATCCGTGATTCGGTCACTCATCAGAGCATTGTAAGCATCAATCAAAGGGATCTGCAGCTCGAAGTCACCAATGGCCAGTTTATTGTTCAGATACTCAATCAGTGGAACTTCGCCTTTGAAATGAGCCTCAGGCGCTTCGATCAAAGCCTGTGGTCCTTCTATGTTCTGGATATCCAATACATACTTATAGTTCTGAGTTAGAATGGTAGCGACGTAAACGGTATTATTGATATCTGTGTCGTCTTTTCTGGCATAATAATAGACACCGAAAAGCTCGTTCTGCTCAATGGTGTCATCGTAAACCATAAAAGTATTCTGTGGTCGCAAATTCTTCGTCATAAGGGCCGTGTCGCCCTGTTTTGTATAGATATATTCATATGCCCGGCCGTATATTGACAAGTCAAGGCCGTTGTCGCCATCCGTTTCATCTGCTCCGGCTTCTTCAAGTGCATCAGTCAGCTTATTGATATCTGTATCAGCCGACTTGTAAGTGACAGAATTGCCAATGAAATATCCACTGGCTGTATCTGATATGTCCTTTGCATGATTGCAGACCAACCTGTTCTCGCGTTCCTCATCATCCAGAATCTTATGTTTGCCCTCATAGTAATCTCTCAACTTATTCAGTTCGCCTACACCTCTTTGGTGTTTCAGAATAAGTTGTAAAATAGCCTGCTTATTAGGGTTCTTCTCATTCCATTTATCTGCAGGCATTGTAAACACATACACTTTTCATCACCTCACATTAATAAATTCCTGTCTTTGCTTTGCTTCCTATCTTCGCCATTCGATTACCCAACATCGTAAAAACAAAATATCTCACTGCATCCATAGCGTGATCATGCTGTTTCACCGGCCTGTCTTCGCCGTATTCTGCCGCCTTTGCATCCCAGATATACGAACCAAATTCCATGATGGTATTCTCACAGCTGTCCGCAAAGATGATTCTCAGAAGATTTAGCATCGTTGATACCAGGCGGATGCCGTCTTCTACATCGTTCTTTGCTTTCAGTACCCTGTACCCTCGTTTTCTCAGCTCTGCAATAAAAGAAGCGGCAGCAGGGTCAACTATGATCGCTTTGATTTCTGTGCCGTCCAGCCACTGCTCAAGGTCGTCAGCATATTCTGAATCCGTTTTCTGTTTGCCATGGTCACGGCCGGAATAGTAATATTCCCGGATGCAGTACCAAACGCCATCAACGCCCTTATTCCACAACAGAAAGACTGTAGCATTCTGCGTACCATAGTCACAACTGACATACCGGTTCCCGTCTATGAGCTTTGGTCGGATAGCCTGGATATTCCTGACATGCTTTTCCTTCTCAAACATGTCATAGATAATACCTTCCGCCATGGCCCACAAGCCTTTGATATAGCGCTGATAGAACACGCCCGTATACATCGAACGGTATCTGGCTTTGATAGCCTCAGACAGGCTCAGATTGTCGTCCATGGTGAAATGGAGATATAACAGATGCTTGTCCCTTGTCTTATCTATCCAATTCACCTTGAACCAATGATACGGACCGTCCGGATTGCAGTTAAACCAATACTTTGAGCCATCGACAGAACAACGGCCAGTTGCCTGGTTAACAAAAGATTCAGGCATCAAAGCAACTTCATCAAAAAAGACCCCGGCCAGAGTAATACCCTGGATGAGGTCTTGTGAACGTTCGTCCTTACCACCAAATATGTAAAAATTGTTTTCAACACTGCCCCTGGATATGACAACTAAGTTATCGGCTCTGTGATCCGCAACTCTGTATCCTCTGGATTTCAACATCAGTTTCAGCCAAAATAAAACATTTCGTCTGAATGAACCGATCGTCTTGCCGCACATGGCAAAATTCTGGCCATTAAATGTCGTCATGGCCCACAGCACGAATGACAGCGACATGCTGACTGTTTTGCCGGAACGGATAGCACCATCAGCGATAATGCCATCATAATCTTTAACCGGTGATGTCTCTGTCCACCAGTTCAGGACCTTGCGCTGCTTTCTTGAGAAAGGCTGAAAATGAAAGAACTGTTTAATCCGTTTCATCCTGCACAGCCTCCTCCGACCAATCGTCAGCGGCAGTTCCCTTTAAAGCTTCAAGAAAACCGTCATCAGCTGCCTCTTCATCATCATCCAGCTGCGCTTTCGCCTTAAGCAGTTCTGTCTGGGCCTTGACCTGTTCAATTTTGGCCCGCTGTTCTTCTTCATCGAGTGAGGACTGTGTGCGGTCATTCCATCCGGCAAAGTTATTCCGCAAACTGAATTGAGCGCCATTTGAACCGTCTCGATCAAATAATCGTTCTTCGGTATACGCTTCAATCATAGTCTTCGCGCGTGTAATCGTGTTCACAAACTCTTTTTTGCCTTGATAATTAATCAATGACAATCTCGTTGTAAAACCCAATGCAAGAGCCAATCCGGTCACTGTGGGCGGTCTCTGATGAATAATCACCGGCTTGCCCCATTTATTTAAAACAGGCTCGCCATCATCATTTCTTAAGATTTCGCCTTCGCACTCCTTGAAATAGGCGTTAATCTTTTCTTCAATTTCTTCTTTGTTTTTATACTTCGGCGGCCTTCCAACTACCGCCTTACCTGCTGCCATCCGGCCACCTCCTTGTTAATTTATCTCTTGAGTTTCTTTCCTGTTTTCCAATCAATACCACGTTTGGCAAGAGCTCTTCTGGCTGCCTGTGTTGAAGAATTGTCTTCATGCCCTGCTGCATGCCTGAGAAGTCTTTCAACGGTAGTAGGCTTTCTTATCCTACCTGCTGCCACTTCGCTATTATACGTATCAATAGCAGCATTTCTTTTTGCAGCGTAATCATTTCTTGCCTGCGTTGCCTCTTTCAACATTTTTTCATTTTGCCTGCGTGTCAATCCATGCGGAATACGCATTTTGTCAATCATATAATCACTGATCGGTGAATTTAGACCACGCTTTCCGAGATATTGTTCAAGTGACTGGACTTTAGGTTCCACAGCGCTTTTGCTCATTCCACTGCTGCCTCCACGTCCTCCCATAAAAAACTCCTTTCAAAACAAAAAGAGACCCATTTCTGAGTCTCTCATGGCAAACGCCCGGATTCGAACCGGAGCCACCTCCATCAAGGTATGCTCCCCCTACACTACTATTTGCCAGTTCTATTGTACCATAACTTTCTTACTCTCTCAACCATACGTTTCTCTTCAGTTGTCAATCTGGATGCACCTTTTTTGCCATCATATTCATTATGATTATATCCATGATGCACGTGGGGTTTCATTCCTTTATGTGCCTTATCCAAATCAATCTGCTTACTCCTTTTATTTTCATTGTCGTGATATGTAATAGCCACCAAATTATTTTCTCCATTAACAGTTACATACACTCGACCCCTTGTCATGGTTTCCATCGGTGTTTTCGCAGAACTCGCATCATTATATCTGACAAATTTAATATTACCAGCTTTGTACAATGTGGTATATTCTGTTCCATATCTCTTTCCTTTGTCGCTCATCCCACTAGATGAGCCTCTACCACCCATTGCATTTCGCCTCTTTGAATTTCTCCGAGAATGCCCGAATCCTGACAATATTCTCTGTACATTCATCCGGAACGTTGCCATAAAAAATGATGGTCTCAGGTTCCAGCCGTCTGACCATCTCTTTATATCCCTGTATAAACAGTTCCTTTGTTCGTTTACTCTGCTGGGTGCCAACGCTGGACACTGCTACAACTCCGTGTGCAGGTTCTCCATCAAAGCACCACTCATAACTGCTTTCATCACTCCAACCGATTGTCGGGATGACATCAATGCCATTTTCCTGAAGGTATGCGCCTATCCAGTGCTTCCGGTAATGGTTGTAAATCTGCATAGTCTTCGGAAAATCCGTGTACATAGAAAAATCCGGTGTCATCACGCACCGGAACTGCTGAAGCATCGGCAGATATCTATCAGGTGTGGACCATAACCGGTTGAATCTGTAATCATCGAT